TCTATTCCGCGTTCCTGATTCAAAACGTAGATGCTTCTCTCAAGCAGGTCGATGTGGAGCGATGCAATCAATCTTATGATAGCTTCCGTGCCCTGCACGATATAGAAATCAGAAGACTCTCTTACTTACTTACGCCCAACAGCATGGGCGTTCAACACAGCGCATAACACGAAAGCAGTCAAAGGCAGAGGCTCCCGCCTATTGCGGCGCTAATGTGTGGGTCGCCACCATTGCCGCGCTAAGATTCTGAGGGATTTTTGGTCCCCAGAGGGCGTTTACTCTTAGACACCTTATGGCATCTTCCGCGTACCTCGGAATCCCACTGCGTAAGCGGTGGGAGGAGTCAATTGTATATGATGCAAGGCATCCCAACATGCTCGTAGATATTTATACGGCCGGCGACTACGGCTGCATAATTCATTGGCACGGTTTGCGTTTGATGGTTTAAAGCGGCTGCTGCACCTGAATAAGAACCCAGTAAAAAACAATAGGAAAGAGGGCGGTTTTTCTGTCCCCTTTCTTTTGAAATGAAACAACCACACTGAAAGGAGAAAAACATGAAAATCACCAGAACTATTTGCACACCATCAACTGATATCACTGTAGAAATCAAACTGCTGCCCAGCGAGGTGGAGGCTGCATACCGTGAGCAGGAGGAAACTTTCCGCCTGCTGGATGCTGAACGCCAACTTTGCGAGTATCTGCACTTCGACGTCAGAGATTACGACAAAGGCGACAGAGAGGATGCCGAAGCGCTGAAGTCCTTTAAGACTGAGTTCGGCGACATTGAGCCGAGGTCTCTGGTAGATGAAAGCTCTCCGAACTATGTGCTGCCCAATATCGTCGCCAAGTATGAGCGCAGAGCCGATTGTAATATTGACGAGAACACGGTATGGCAGACCGTCATCCATGATGTTCTAAACGAACTTTGTGTTCCTGTTCTGCCTGCTGAGACCAACGCGTGAGGTGATGCGTATGAAAATGAAAGAGTATAATGTGACCATCACCGAAACGCGGACGCTCACCGTGCCGGTGGAAGCCTCATCCAAGGAGGACGCCATACAGATCGTGTGTGACGGGTGGCACGAGGGAGATTATATTGTTGACTGGCTCGACGGGGTGGAGTTTTTTGTTAATGACCACAGCGCATAACACGAAAGCAACCAAAGGCAGAGGCTCCCGCCTATTGCGGCGCTAATGTGTGGGTCGCCACCATTGCCGCGCTAAGATTCTGAGGGATTTTTGGTCTCCAGAGGTCGTCTACTCTTAGACACCTTATGGCACCTTCCACGTACCTCGGAATCCCACTGCGTAAGCGGTGGGAGGAGTCAAGAAGCAAAGCTTAAGGGAAGCCCCCTAATCGAGCGTTGCGGGATGAAAACGGCAAGATTTATGATATCATTGCCGGAACCTTTCTGATTGCTGGGGTCGAAGGAGAGGATTTATCCTCGCTTTCGCCTGAACCTATTGAGCAGTTCAAAGAAAAATTCGACACACCTGAAATGTTCGTTTGCTTGAATGGAAAACTGGTGGTCTTGCCGATGGAGGAAAGGAAGAGCTGGGTCTGTACAGACCCAGACTGCGCTCAGTTCCGCAGAGAAGCCCCCGAGAAGGGCGATAACGTTTTCGAGCTGGCGCAGGTAAATCAGTACGGCTGCGACCTGTTCCGCGTGGCTCACGGATTCGTTTATCTCAATGAAGATGTCGATGAAAATGAACGAGAGAGCCTGGTTTCCATGTATGGCTGGGATGAGGACGACCTTTACAGCGATGAATTCAATGGGATACTGGCAGAAGCAGTGTTTGAGACATCCGCAGCCGAGTACGATACCTCTGCAGAGTACAGCTCTTTCGAAGCAGCTGCGCGTGCGTTGGGGCATCTCATTGACGTGGACATTGGAAAATACCTGCAAATATAAAAATAAAAAGGAGATATGTATATGAACATCAGCAGAGAACAAAAAAAATGCGAAGCGCTTACGCGCATGAAAATGTGGGGCATCTATCTGCCCACCTGTATGCAGTTTGAAAAAGAAGACCTCGTTTCGGAGAGCGCGCCGCCTCTCGGAGCTTGCTTTTGGCTTGACGCGGAGCAGCTTGCGCGGGTGCGTGCATTTGAAGAAAAGTACGATGCGCTCGTATATCACGTCATTCATTGCTTCACCACCTTTGGAGAGTTGGAAAACTATCTTTACGTCAGCGACCATCCCGAAGAGTGGGAAGACGACAGGAATGATATCAAGAGCGGGCAACAACTTGTGTATGTTGTGAACAAGGATATGCCGGACTGCTCTGAATTCGGTTCGATTGGCATCGCGGTGACTGCTGCGGCGGGTCTGCGCCGGACTTGGTGAAAGGAGATAACAAAAAATGTTGAAAGTTAAAATAGAAAGATACCTGAACGATTTCTGCCGGAAGGATGAGACAAAGTCGTTTGATGACCTTATCAAGCTGGAAGATTGGATGTTCGGGCAAATGCAACAAAAACATTCCGAGGGAATGAGATTTCCCACGCCGGAAGCTGCCGAAAGAATCGGAGAAAAAGGCCCCTGGCGCATTGAATTTCGCCCGGTCCGTGGGGAGGCGACAATATGGATTCACCAAATTGAAACTCCATGCGGAATCATTTTTTCTGACGGGAGGTATACCTCGGGGCAGAGGCACTGGACAGAAGAAGTTCAAGAGTGGCTTGTCCACTGTGAGCAGCGATGCAAGAATCCAAAATTCAATTTCGTGGGCGACAATGAGCCGCCTAAGCGTAGCTTGTGGCTTCGTCTCGGCGTGATGGTCAGAATTACTGCCGAAGAAGAAGCTGCCATCTTTGGCGAGGATGAAAAACGGTCAGCGACGACACTTGAGAATCTCATCAGGAGTGGAAAGTTCTCCCCACAGGGAGACTGCTACATCCCTGACCCGGTGGTTGAGCAGTTCAATAAGGACCACGGCACAAATTACACCATACGAGACTACGATTTTGAAATGTGAAAGGTACGATACATGAATAATACAGCAAACAAAGGCAACCTCGTTCAGGCACGATATGAGTCTATTTGGGACGATGGCTCCATATGTATTTCTACTTCGTGCATTGTAGACACCTTCAAGCGCGAGGTAATTTACATCGAAATGGATGACTCCGATGCGGACGTTACCATCCTCGACAAGGAACAGGTCATCATCCCTGACCCCAGCGCAAAGAGCGGAACGAGAACGTACCCCGTTTATGTACGAGGGGATGAGCCCATCTCGCCAGAAACGCGCCGTAGCGATTATTTTGTTCGCGACTGACAACTAAATCCGCCGCAAGCCCACTCCGCAAGAGAGGGGGATAGAAGGAGAGTTGCTTAACCTAAACAAAAAAACAGACAAAAGAGAAGCTGGTGTCCGTGCTGGATGCCAGCTTCTTTTCTTCAAGATGAAGTAAAGTCCATTGATTTTGTCCTGTTGTTTTTCGTGGCGATGAATGATATAATACTTGTGTATAAATTATTCTTCAGCCAATTTATAACTATATCAGTTTTTGTATTGCGTCATTATACATGACGTATTCAACCCATATACCGCAACAAAAAGACGCTGCTGCAGTCGGTGTCTTTTTTTGCGTTCACATAGATAAAAAACACAGAAAGGAAGAAAAGAAAATTATGAGCAAGACCACCTTTTCCTATGTTGCCCCTATAAAGAAAGACCTGCATGACACCGAGGTGGACATCTATGCAAACGGCGTTAATGTCGGTTGCATCACTCGCAATCGACCCAGCTACTGCGCCCTTGCTGACACGTTTTCGGTTTGTGGCTTCGGAACTCAGAATGACGATTATTACAGGAGTGGTAATTGCATTCGTCGTAACGTCACCACCATCGCTGGTGCAAAAATGGCGTTCAAGAAATGGTTTGAGTCTCAATGCTGGGAGGACATCAAAGCAGCGGCGCCAAAGGATAATCTGCGACATATCTCTGAACCTGAGGCTCTGACCTCTTACGTCTGCGGGCAAGCTTTCCACATGGTGGACTGGCGCAGGGAAGGGATAGACGTACTAAATCCCATATGTGCAGACCCCAGTGAGCTTGTGCTGCATACGTGCCTTCGTCGTTTTGCCGGCGACTACAAAAATGAAAGAAAGGTATCCCTTCATCATTCGGCATATAGAGGAGAAGATTACCTCGATTATGTTATAGAGGAGGAGAGCCTGAGGTCTGAAATGCTAAAAAAAGGATATCGTGTTGTATACGATAATTTTTGCGATTTCCAAACCTTTAAGGAATATTCGCTCATCATGTTCGCACTCACAAAGAAAACGCCCTCTTACGCCGACTTCGCACGATGGGTGGCAAAAGCATCCTCCATGCTGTCAATGTCCTCGCGTGGTGGTCAGTTTCTTGCTATTGTTCCTGCAGATATAATTGCGGCGGATGCGTCGTTGCGAGTTATCCTAAAGCAGATAAACGCCTCTGTTTCATATGTGAGCAGCAAAAGGGAACAGTACGATAAGGCGGTGGGCAGGCGTCCCGCGTGGGCAATAATATATGCAGACATAGAAGCCCAGAAAAGGCTCTCAAGTCCATTGCTAACGCTGAATAAGGTCATCCACGAAAAGGACGGCAGCGAGGACGGAGGGATTCTGCACGGGAAGGATAATAATCTGCTCAGGAACAGCATCGCGGATTTCCGTCGTGCGGTGAGCATATGCGACCTGTTTATCGACGCATATGAGGAAGTAAAGCCTTTCCTTCGGGGCCAGATTGAACTGACCACAAATGACCATGCCTGTTGGAGGGACTCAGTCATCTGGGCCGATTGTCTGCGCAAGATTCGTGACCAGCATTGGAATGAGCTTTTGCATGAAATTGCGAACACCTCTCTCATGCCGGAATACATCCAAAAGGAGTACATGGGGATATTAAAAGCCTTATCCGAAAAAGACCTTAACGAATTCACGGTGCGGTGTTTTATAGAAGATATCCGAAAAAAGCTGGAGGAAAAGACGGGAGATTCGCTGCTTGCACTATTCGATGAATTTGCCAGCATATCCTTCGAATATCTTCCCGTTCCGAAATGGGTGGATGTAGGAAAGTACAAAGACCGGGAAAATATCAGACGCAAACTGAAGTTTCCCAATCTAACAGTTCATTTCCAAACCTTCTCCTGGGACAGGTTTAGCGAATATAACGCAGCGTCTTGTATTAGGAACATCGAGCGCAATCTTCACTTGCTCGATGACAGCGATACCCATATCAGAAACCCAATGGACGTGTTCCTTGCCTGTAATTGGAGTCTCCGAAAAGCGGAATTTACATACTTCACGGCGGCATTTTTCAAGAATGGAAGCGTGAAGCTGAGGTCCAAGGAGTCTACCAAGATTCTCATTGACCGGCTGAATATCTTCGTGGGTATGCAGCGCGGCTGGCTTCCTGCCGATTACGGTACAAAGCCATATGAGGAAATGGATGCCTGCAAACAGAGCCTCATCGACAGCTTTCAGCCCCGCGAGGAATACGATGAAGTTGTCGCAAATCCTGATAAATATATCGTTAAGAACTTCAATGTGGATAAGCTTTTCGGCTTTTCCTCAGCTTTTTAAAAATCATATAAAAAAGGAGGAGGGAAGGAAGCCCAGTCGTATACTGGGCTTCCAACCAAAGACTATGTGCAAAGAAAGGAACAGCAGCACCATGCTCAAGTGGGATGAGGTAAAGGATTGCAACGGCACTAACCTTCACCTGTTCGATGCCGTACAGGTCATCACCTCTGACAACAGACGCAAGAACCAGACAGGCAGAATCCTTTCCCTCCTAAAAACCAAGCCGCACCTCCACATGGTAGAAGTACTGTTTGAAGATGGGGAGCGTGTAAACTTCCTCACGTCTTCTCTTCGCTTTGGTGAAAGTTTGGAGGACGAGAAGGGAAAGGCGCTGTCGAAAATTGACTATCCGAAGCTCATGGGAGCGGAAATCACCGACTCTGATTTCTGCGTTGTTCGCTATAACAACGATGCCTTCCAGTTCGATGCCGAAAAGCAGTCGTGGAACGTCATGTTGGAAGACCTTTCCGATGTAGACCGGCTGTTCGGGACCTTCTTCGAAACGGAGCAGAACGATTCCTACTGTAACATCTATGCGGATGTAAACAAGCACTGCACCCAACTCACGAAGCCGTACCTCACGGTATCCTTATGGTTCGGCGACTACTGTGTAGAAGGAGAAAAATATGAGAATATCGAACATTATATGGGACGTCGACATGGACGATGTTTATGAAAACCTGGATGAAATGACTGCCGAAAAAGCAGCGGAAGCTCTCGGCATATCCCAAAAACGGTATGCGAACATGAGCACCGCTGAACGACATGACTATGCATATGAGGTTTTTCATGGGCATGACGCTGCAATCGGAGAGTTTATGGGTCTTCCTACAGAGATGGATGTGCCAGATGACATAGGCATTGATGAGGACTCGGTCGGAGATTATCTGTCGGATAAATACGGATACTGCCACAGAGGATTCGTTGTTGATTCAAACAAGCAGGACAATGACTCTGCGACATATGAGGAACTGGCTACGGCTTACAGAAAATCCGGTCACGCCGTGTTCGTTATGGCGCTTAATACGCTTATCTCTCTGGGGCGTGACACTGTCACGAATATGAAGCACCCTGCAGCTATCTCCGCGACCATCCAAGGAAATATCTTTTCCGAAGATTTCAAGGTGGAAGTGGCCCGCCTCGTCCTGAGGATGGCAAGCGCCGATGTCGACGTCTTATTGGCCGTCATTCAGCGCGTGGTCACCTTTTTTAATGACCTCCATGGTCGGCGTATTCCGTTTCTGTGTCCTAATGGAGATGAAGATGGGGTTTGCCCTGTGTGCGGTTCCACTTTAATCGAGTATTTGGGCGACCGTGACCTTGATGACGTAGGCACGACGGTAAGTTGGGCGTGCCCTGATTGTAAGGCCATAGGCAGGTCATTGTATGTTTGTTTATATAAACTCGTTATTTCTATTGACTTTATATAAACTCAATGCTATAATATAGACATAACAAGAGAGGAGATAAAGAAAATGATAAAGGTAGTAAACAAAAATGGTTGTGAAATTGATTTTGAAGCAGCAACGCAGCACATGGACGCAAGAATAGGTGATAAGGTAAGCGTAGAAAATCCTTTTGCTACATTCCAGCAGTATTTCACGGCATACGAAGAAGCTCACGAAAAGGCGACCGGCGAAGAGTGGTTTTTATCCAGCAGCAACCCCGTTTGGTAACGCAGAGTGACGCCCGCAAGGGCGGTAATGCGGCAGGCCGGTCACAAGCCCGGCGGCAAAAGGAGGATATAAAAATGGCAAAGGCAACGGCAGAATGCACCTGCAAAACCTGCAAGAAAATCTACACAGCAACAAAAATTTGCCGAAATCGTGCGGATGCTGACAACTGGGAACAGTGGGCGACCGAGCATTATGGCGAATGCCCCGAATGCTACAAAGCCCGCAAACAAGCAGAGCAGGAGGAGGCCAACGAGCAGGCGGCGCAGGAGAGCCGAGAAAAACAGTGGCCCGAACTGAGCGGATCGCCGAAACAAGTGACGTGGGCAACTACAATCCGCAAAGCAAAAATAGATGAATTGATGGCCCGCGAACCCACCGGCACGGGGCTGCGCTACATAACATGGATTATACAAGCTCATACCGACGCAAAATATTGGATAGATAATCGGGAGTGGTCGTTGTGTGGCCAGTGGGGGATCAAACTGTACAACGAGTGGAGCGCCATAGATAACATTGAGTAAGGCACAAATAACCATAAGACACCCCGCCCCAGAGGCTACGAGGGCAGAAAGGACAAAAACCATGAAAAAAATACTTAATAACAGAGTGTACAACACCGACACCGCTACCCTTATAGGCAGCAAAAACAACGGCAACCTCGGCTCGGATTTTAACTATCGCTGCGATAGCCTCTACCGCAAACGCACGGGCGAGTATTTTTTACACGGTGAGGGCGGCGCGAGGACACAGTATGCTGAGTGGCATAACGGCCTGCTATGCGGGGGTGAGCGCATAATACCGTTGACATTTGATGCGGCCCGTCTGTGGGCCGAGGAAAACCTCGACGCAGACATCTATGAGGCCGAGTTTGGCGAGGTTGTCGAGGACGACAGCCGGATATGCGTGTCGCTCAGCCTGTCAGCGGCAGGGGTAGAGCGGGCACGGAGGGAGGCTTCGGCCCGCAGCGTGTCGCTGTCTGCCCTGGTTGACGAGTATTTTGCCACATTGTAAGCAGGACATCCGACGCATCTATTTAACCAATTAAGAGACCGGCCTCCGGTCTCTTTTGTCAGTTATAATCGGTATAACCCCCTATGATAATCTGGTAGAACATTCCGCAGCCTTCTGCCCGCTATGCAACGTCCTCTTGAAAAACACCTTTTCCTCTATAACGGAAACAGCATAATGTACCACCATACCGAAACCGAACATCAAAATTATCGTGTTCATTGTAAATGTTATGGTGTGCGTGAGGTACAGGACATAGAAAACACCGTAATATCCAAGGTTGATAATCAGGGAGTTTACCGCATTGTAACCGGTCTTGCCGAGACCTACAAAGATATTGTCGATGATGACACACCCGGCGTATGCGATATAAAACGGAACGAGCCTTATGACGATAGCGAAAATCTCGCCAGCATTTTCAAGTCCCTGTGCAACGCGAAAGAACGGCGTCCATGTGGGAACCGTGACCGCCCAAAGAACCACGCTTGCGGCGGCGATAAAGTAATAATTGAACTGCTTAAGTTCCTGGTATCCGTCTTTGCAGTCCGAGCGGATGACCTCGGCAAGGGCGGTGAGCGTAATGAGCAGCCACCCCCAGATAAAATTATTCGCATTCCAATAGTTACCCTGTTCGGCGACCATATTCACCATTTTGCAAACCATAACGGCATAGATAAAGTTGTCGACAAACTGCTGGAATCCGGAAAACACACCAGTTCTGAGCCAATCGCGGAACATTATTCTATCAGACCTTCCGAACCGACAAAAGCGGATGTATCCCTGCTTATACAGCAGCAGAATACACGCGGAGGAGAGCAATATGTTTGTAACAATGTTTGATATCGCTATTCCGTAAACTCCAAGAACAGGCATCAGCAGAAGGTCTGCGAGCAACGAAAGCACCATGCGGACGGCAAGAAAAATATACATATTTTTGTCCTTGCCGATTACGACGAAAACTGCATTCGCAAAGCTGGTGACAATTCCCGGCATGAACGCAATCGTTTCAAGACGGAGATATGTAGATGTGACCGCTATGTCTATTTCTCCCGGACTCATCGCACCGATAAGCACATTACCGTAAAGAAGGACGCCGACAGAAAAAAGCGTGTACAGCAGAAGTGTGCAAAGCCCTGTCTTGAATGCTGCTCCTGCAAATTCGTCGCGGTGGTTCTTGAAAATACGATTCAGCACCGAGTACAGCGGAATTATCAAAAATGCTTGAAGAGTTTCGTCTATCAGGTCGAACCATTCCATGTGTCCGATGATATCAAACGCACCGCTCTGCACAGTTTCGGATATCAGTAAGGTTTTGATAGTTTGGTATACCGCAGGGATGAGCGCAAGCGCGCAAAGAGATAACCACAGTCGCCAATGAAAGTTTTTCAGTCCCCATATCCTTTTTCTCATTTAAAGTTGGGCAAGGATACATCCAGCCTCTATAGGTGTGTGAGAAATTGCCCATCCTCCTTTCTTTGCTGATGCGTTGCCTTTTTTACGCTTTGCCTCCATCTCAAGCCGTGGGGAGTGTCAAGATTCAGACATTTCCCTTATTTTCGCAATAAGCTGTTGCGAATTGGTAGCGACAGAGTGCTTGCTCAAGTAGTGTACCGGAATATTATAGCTGCGAGCCGTATCGAGCGCTCGCCAGAACGCTTTGTGCGAGATAAAGGCGGGCTGGAACCATACGGCCTTTGCGTTTCTAAACAAGCGAATATCGTGCGTCACACTTGTGGATAAGAACCGGATGGTAGGGAAGCGTTCCTGCATTTCGTTCCTCCATCCATCATATCCTCCTATACAAATAATTCCATCGGGAACGTTAAGGTATGGGTATACTGTTTTGTTATCCTTTTCCTCATTGACCGGCTCTGCTTCCGCTGTAGTCCCCCTGTTCATTTCATATACATATGTACGGAGCTCTGCCAGTTCCGCACGGTCGTTTATATAGGAGTCTATATTATCCTTCTGCCTCGCAATCTGTTTATCCGCCGCGTCCAAAGAATCGAGCAGCGCATCGCGCTGTTCTTCCAGCCGGCTTATTGCTGACCGCGCTTGTGCCAACTGCCTTTCCAACTCTTCCTTTTCGGGAAGTTGATTTTCTGCTGTTTGTATTTCTTTGGCGGCTGCCCGGAGTGACTTCTCTGCAGCTTGCTTTGCCAGGCTCAGTGCTTTATCTGTCGCTTTCCTCTGTTCATTAAAAGCCTTAGAAAGTCCCTGGAAAAGAAGAAGGAATGTGAGCGTTTCGCGCTGATTCATTTCACACGAAACATCGCTTGACGACAAATCGGAAAGGAGCATGGCGTCGCGGATGGTTTCCTTGCTGATTTCGCTTTGCTCAAGGATGGAATGTATGCCAATGGGGAAATTGGTAGCAGCAGCGACAGAAGACAAAAAAACCATCAATTTGCTGGACAAAAGCGCGTTTTCTCCGAAGAGCTCGTTTACTGGTGTCAATGCTTGTTTCCGCTGTTTTTTTGCCTGCTCCATTGCCTGGCGCACATCTTTTGAGTACTGTCCTCCGATTTGAGATATATCAGTTTTAAGCACTTCATGACCAGGACCTTCAATCCATATGCTTAAGTACTTGCCAATACGGTACTGGAAGAACACGTCGGCATCAGTAAACCTGGGTGAAATGAGCTTTGATGTAAACACTATTATAAGCAAGAGTACGAACTTTTCAGAAGACATTACGTCAACCTCCGCACAAGCCTCTGCGAAATTCTGAAGATTAAGTATGTCGCATGCCACTGCGAAGACCACGGGAACCGGGGCGCCGCTGATAGAGTACTTTTTACACAGTCCGCATATTGATGGAAAAGCAGCGCTGATGATTTCAAGCGTCTTTGAAAATCCAGACAGAGCCTTCTCGGTATACTCTTGTGGCGACATGCGGCAAGCATCGTCAGCTGCACTCTCGTTTGGGAATTCGCTCTTGATTTTTTCGAACTCAGCGCTTTCATGCCGATATATGGCCACGGCCTTAAGGATATCTTCATCCTCGTCCGGCAGCCCGCGACTGTACCCTCTGTGTTCCGGAGGAGCATCCACGAGCTCCAGCGGCGCGGATAGTGCATCCCAAGTGCTTTTTATTCGGCGCCTTGCCTTATTATTGGCTCTTACACAATAGGCGAACACATAGTACTCCAGAGGGACGCTACTGCTGAGCGCTTCCTTCATTTCTTTCCATTCAACCATGTGCTTTTTCGATTCAATGGAGGTAGGGACGCAGTTGTCGGAAAATGCGGACTTCCCGTCCATTCCGACAACGTCCTTAAATACCGTAAAGGCATCAGGCGACATCACCGACGTATTTTTGTCTATATAAAGCTCGGGTCCATTTTTATTCAACTACTTTCCCTCCTTTGATTCGGGCGGGCCCTTTATACGAATATATAACATCTCCCGTATCATCATCAGTGAACTCAATTCGCACCTCGTATCCGAATATATCTGCAACGTGAAGCAGCACGCTTATTTTGGGATGGTTCAGGGCATTATCCAGAACATCACCAGGAATCTCACCCCGCCCTCCTTCTGCATAATAGAGTACAAATACGAATGTGCAATTCAATACTTGCATCATTCCAACAACTGTTTCCAGCTTTAGATTTCCACCGTCCGATAACATGCGATGCAGATATTGCCGCGTCAAGTTCATCATGCTGCTTAGTTTGGGAATGGAGATACCTCGCCTTAGCATGGCAAGCCTGATTCCGCGTTCAATAGCTGCCAAACAATCTGGATTTTCCCTACGCAAAGCGAATCCTCCCTCCTGCGCAGTTATGATTTTTTTCGGGCCTGATATCTCTCTACGGCTATAGTCGGGGAAACTTTGGCTCAACGGCCGTTGCGCTGTCTGCGGTTTGCGCAGTCTCCACGAGCATAATGTTAAGAGGCATTCTGCCCAGCTATCATTTATCAAGTTCATTATATACTCTGCATCTTTGGTATGTCAACCAAAACACGCGACATAATATAAATAGAATTATATAATTACTCTGGAGACTGTTGAATTGCCGCAGTACATACGGTATAATATCAGTAACGTCTCTTACGTTGAATACGTTGCGGAGTGTTCTAAAGGTGGCGCCACCAAATCGGAGGTTTTTCATGAAACAATATCTTATCAAAACTACCCTGTTCCTCTCTGTTTCTCTTCTTGTTTTTGCTTCTGCCTGCAGGCAGGACGGAGGCGTTGTCCCAAACTCGTGGGCACACGGGCAAAGCATATACTCCAATGGAAAGGAGGACGACAGTGGGGGAGAGGCAGAAAAAATAACCTATGGCGATACCGTTACCTTTGACAACCTCGAATTCACATTTAACGAAAAGCTTTCGTGGACATATTGCCCTGCCCAGTACAGCGCGGCCGAGGGGGAAACAGTTATTTGTTTCCCCGTAACAGTGAGGAATGTCGGAGCATCACCGCGCAGCATTAACATGTTCCTTCTCAAGTTCTATGCACCAGATGGAGCCGTTGCCGAGGACGTCAGTCCGTATTTTACTGCAGATGATATTTTATACATGGGAGACATCCCTGCAGGAGGACAGATAGAGGGATATATGCATGTGCTGTACGCCGGGGACGGCGACTATGTCGCAGCAATAGAAAAGTGGGAACTGCCTTTAAGAATCACATTAAATGTGAAAAAGCCCAAAGATATAGAGGCGAGAATAGAGGAACATGACACCGAACCTGCTCCTCCCGCATCCGATTCCGATGGCACAGTGGTAATAGTGGAAGATGCTTCGGGAGGTATGCTTACACCTGGCGAACTACCCGGCAATTCATAGTCAAGAACCTGCCATTTAAACTCCGAGAGGATAATGGGCAGCGTCGCGCATACAAACCCCGGGATAACATTGGGGACGGATACCTGACAGCCGAAAGGCTGGGCGGCTTATCATTAGCCGCACAAAAAAGCAAAAGGACCTGACAAACAAATCAACGAAGAAAGGAGGAATTGCCTAACTATGGATGTACTGTTAAGCGTCCGTCCAGAATGGTTGCAAAAAATCCTGGCAGGACAGAAGACCGTAGAGCTTCGTCTGTCCAGACCGGACCTCATGCCGCCGTTCAAGGTTTTTCTCTACTGCTCCGGGAAGGGAACAAAGAATCCTCACAAAACCCTTGAGATTCACAGCAGTGGCAAAATCTACAGGGCGAACGGTTTGGTGGCCGGAGAATTCACCTGTACAGCTATCGACCGCGTGGTGAGAGTCGGCAACATGGAAAACAACATACCGCTCCAATATTGTGTTGAGGACCATCACGGCGGCTACACTGCAGCGGAGATTCTGTTTGACGATGCTTGCCTCACGACAGAACAGGCCGAGAGCTATCTCTGTGGGAGAGACGGCTACGGTTGGCATATTTCTGATATAAAGACATACGACCTACCCAAAACTGTGGCAGCATTTGGAGTGCTTAAGGCGCCGCAAAGCTGGTGCTACGCCTACAATTTTTTTGAGTGAGACGACCTTCAAGAAAGTGATATCCGTACCTACCTATAGGGGTGGGGGCGGATGTCACCTGTTTTCCGAATTGTGCCATTCATTCAAAACAGCTTCTACCTGTGCGATTAGCTGTTCCTTATTTGGAATATAAGAAACATAGCGCGAAGCAAAGATATTGTTGGACAGACCACCGAGAGCATATTCAGCAGCTATACTGTCTTTATCTGTACAAAGGATAATACCGATTGGTGGATTATCATGTTCGTCATTCACTTCTGCGGCGTAGTAGTTCAGATACATATTGAGCTGTCCGGCAGCTTCCGGCGTGAGTTTGGTTGTTTTTAATTCAATCAGCACATACGCCCGGAGAATTTTGTTGTAGAAAACCACATCCACATAGTAGTGGGTATTGTTCAATGTGATGCGCTGTTGCGTTCCTACGAACATAAAACCGCGCCCTAATTCCAACAGGAATTTTTCTATTTGTGCGACCAGTGCTTTTTCAAGGTCACTTTCAAGCATGGGTTTATTTTCCGGCACGCCCAGAAATTCAAATACATAGGGGTCTTTGATAATATCTAAAGGAGTAGACATTTCAATTCCCTTTTCTGCGAGAGCAAGAACGGTTTCTTTATTCGTTTTTCCCTCTGACAGTAACAAACGTTCATAGAGAGAAGTGGAAATTTGCCGTTTTAATTCGCGTATCGACCAACCGGAGTTGATAGTTTCCTTTTCATAGAAGCTGCGTTTATCCGGGTCTGAAATCGTCAACAGCTCACAGTAATGCGACCATGACAATTTAACAGACACTGTCTGTTGAATTTGATAGCTCTGATAGAAGCGTCGCATAAATTGGAGATTAGAAACAGAAAACCCTTTCCCAAATTCTTTTGTCAGCTCCTTAGAAAGCTCCTTTAGAGTCTGCTTTCCATAATCTGCCCGGTCTTTATTTTCCTGTTCATGCTCAACAATAATCTTTCCTACATTCCAGTAGGTAGATAACAATTCAGTATTTACTTGTACTGCCACGCGCTGACGTGCATTTAATAGCAATTCTCTGATTTCATTCATCATAGAATTAGTATGTGTCAAATCACTCAATTTTAACGCCCCTTTCAAGGTAGAGTACAATCAGTATAACACATATTTACTCCCGCGTCGTTTCTCTTTTCTACCTTCTCTCCCTCTTGAATAGTGTTGTTGCAAATAGTATAATAATAACGTATTTAACATAAAAGACGTTACGAGCGAGAGAGGGGCGTGCGACCGGATTGTTGCTGCCGCAAACGGCAGCGGTTTTTCCCATAGCTAATGCAAAATGAAGGGAACGACTTCCCGCCGTCTGTCATGGAAGCAAGGATGTAAGGGTGTGTATACAACTACAATTATCAAAAAGTTAGTTGGCCGCGCCTGCAGTTGTGAGTCTGCTTGCCGCAGGAGCCAATAGGATAAAGCCATCTATAATGGCAATAAAGAGGCTGTACGGGCTTTGTAAGTATAAAGGCGCAAATATAAGGAGATAACGTGTAACGTGGGCTCTATAAGATTATCGGAAAAACAGCGGCTGAAATATTGCTATTCGGGGGTATATGCGATTATCGAGAAGTATCAGAATAAATACCCGGATGCAATTGTCCAGGAGAGGAGCGGCTGGAAAGTTACCGGCCGCCGCAGGCGAAATCAAAACCCATTATACGATGTTTGGCCATTGCACCTTACGTTGTGCAGTACTCGACAGGGAATGATGCTCTGGATAATCAAGGAGCTGTACGAAAAACTTACTGTTACCACCTGTTACCTGCATCCGATATCCGGGTTACTGAAAACTCGTCGGGAATATAAATTTTCTACGCAGGGCGATTGCTGCACCTTTCTGAAGGATACGTTGTGGCTCAATCCTGAGAACACCGATGTGACTCTTTATAGATTTATTATCAACGGTATGCTTGACCTTGCCAATCGGCGGAATGTTTGTGAAGTGGAGGGCGGAAAAATCATCACATCTCCGGCATGCCTGGCACGTTTTGAGAACGGAAGCTGCACGGAAGCTGCTCGAATTATGGCGAGTCTTTCATTGCAGCCGGGAAGGGGAGAAGATGAGTACGCCATATTGGCGCAGGTGACAACAGATAAAACTCAATTCCATCCCGGAACAGCGAAGACATTCTTCCCGGGATACCAAGAGGAACCCGAAAAGGAATTATTGTTGCTTATGGAGAACGTGTATGGCAATTTGAAAACGCAGGCTCTACGGAAAATTTCAGGAAAGTGACACTTCCCACAGCTAAAGCAAGAGACTTTACCCCACAATTTGGCAAGCCGGAGCCTCTGGTAATTCGATTGCCGAGTAGTTAACCCGTTCTTCCGTGTTGTAAGAGGGATTGCGCAAACATTGTCTTCGTGCTATAATTATCATATTAAATAATGTGCTTCAGCCATCTATTCTTTTTTGAATCTATTACAGGATTATTATATCCTCCGCTCCTGGAGGAACAATCATAAGTCAACAACGAGAGACATTCTTCGGCTTTTTGTGAAGATGTCTTTTTTGTTTATTCTTATAGATATGTACCACACAAAAGAAAAGCGAAAGGAGATGAGCGAGTACCTTCAAGACACTCAATAGCGCTATGAGGACGGCTTTTGCCATCTGTCGTAGAGGAAGAAAGAGCAAGCACATATCGCAAAGACAAAAAAATAAAAAGGAGAAAAAGCTATGAACATCTGTACGTTTACCGGACGACTTACAAAAGACCCCGAGCTCAAGTCAACGCCTTCCGGCGTATCGTATGTTCGATTCACTTTGGCGGTCGAGCGTGGGTACGGGAAGGATAATACCGATTTCCTGAGATTCGTCATTTGGGGCGAACCCGCAAAAAGGGCTGTAGATTGGCTTTCTAAGGGAGACCTAATAGGAGTGAAAAACTCCAGGGCTCAGGTTTCCGAGTTCAGGGACCAGAAGACTGGCAACACAGTTCGGGTCACGGAATTTCACACCAACGAATTTTTAGAATTCCTGAACATCAAAAAAAAGAAAGAAAAGACGACGGCTGCGGCATGTGACCAGGAACCTGATACCACACAGGCGCCTACGGCTACCCCTCAGTCCGCTGTGGAAAGCCAGAATAACAACATGGTGCATGAAGATATTTCGGACACACCGCAGAACTGCGATGACTACGAAGATTTTCTCGTAGACTGCTACGAGGGTGAATTCCCCTTAGCATAGCCTTCACGATACGGGGTCCGATAACATCAGCCGCATCGAAAATCAAAAGAACCGGATAAACAAATCAACAAAGAAAGGAGACTGGCAAGTCCTCACCCACCTATAGGGGCTGGGTGTATCCTTGCCCAACTTTAGATGAACAGAGACAACAGAAAAGAAAAAAAGAAGGAGAGAGAAGAGCGCGAATACAACCTCAAGCTCAAACAGCTGCAGACGCTGTATAACAATTGGCTCGACACCTATGTGTATGGACCCAGCGACGGATTCAATGCTGATGAAAAATTGAATTGGCTGAGAAAGCAAATAATAGAGACAAAGAGCCGGTTAACTGAGCTGTATACGAAACGAAAGGAGCAAGTGAGTTTCCTTCCTGAAGGACAGGAAATCAAACCCCCGGAGGTCATGTGCCGGGCAATCCCGCCCGAAATTGAACCTGGATTCCAGGCATACGCTGAACGGATGCGATATATCGCACAGGAAATGCTGACAGCCTTCGAGCAGAGTTCCGCTTATCGTACATTCCTCACGGAGTTGATGAACCTGCCTTTAGTAGAACGGCTACAGTTAGATGCAGATATATGCGACATTATCAGCGTTATCAAGCGAGCTATAGAAGAAAAAGACTGGATTGTGATAGGCGGCATAGTACTTGACGCAGCGGGTAAGACGTTCCAGGAATTTGCTGATTTTCTGGGAGAGAAATCCGTTGCGCGGCTCCATGCCGCAGCTGAACACTTCATAACTAACACATAAACAAAAAAAGGAGGGCAAAAAATGTTTAAAATCATACGAGAAGACGACGTAGTGTATTTCTGTAACGCAGTGGGGGAGGTGTTCTGCTGGGATTTCCATACAAAAGACGGGAAGCCGGACTTGAGCTTGGAGAACCCTTACTCATCGGCAGGGCTGGTCACCGTGGATATCGACAGTGAACGAATACCGGAAGCTTTGCGCAGGGCATATGAAGCCGCGTGGTCTGCAGGCTATGGATTTCCCTGCTACATTGCTCTGGTCGATGGTGTGCCGTGCCTGTTGCTTATAGCAGAGTTCGGCGACCTGCCTGACGACGGAAAAAGAAGCACCGAGCTAAGGGAAGAGAGCGTAGCTTTTGCGAGGCGTTTGGAACAAGACTTGCGCGAGAGCAAAGAAGTAGTGCGTACGGTCGATGTGTTATTCCCTGAGGACGTACGCTCTCCCTTTTGTCAGTGGGAAGTGATAATTGCTGTCCCTGTTGAAGCTGGTAAGGTCACGGTAAAAGAGATGTGTGCTATAAGCAAAGTAGCATTGCACTGCCTCGATGGGTGCGATACACCCAATGCCAACGTAAAACCTGCCGGGTGCTGTCCGACATGTGATAAGGAGGTTCCCGATATAGTGAAAAGAACAATTTGGATAAAACCATCCTCCTTTTCCCCGGAGTTTGAGATGATTATTCCCATACCGACAGACCGAGACGATGAGGAATACATCGACGAACTTTTAGATGGGATTCTGAGTGCCGAGTTCCGCTACAATGCTGAGTGGAATTTTGTCGATGGGCTGTCCTGATGATGGGAGATAAGCCTAATAAGGAGCGAGTTTTATAAAATCGTAAGCGGGAAAACTCGGCAATTTATTGCCGAGTAGTTCCCTAAGCATAAAGCAACAACCGATTAAGAAATTCTAACAGGAGGATTGAAAAATGAAACGAACCGGGATAGATAAAATATGTACGTACTTGGAAGAAAAGAAGCTTTCCGTTGAAGAAGTCATCCGAATCGCTTTTTACGCAGGCAACCTTGAAGGAAATAAAGAAATCATCGTAGCCGATGAGGAGGCCGAAATGAGTTTAGTCGCAGACGTAAGCGAGGATGTTATACGTGCGTCGCATAATCAACATAACCTTTTCGATTGGTGGGATGTAGTGGAAAAGTCCATATTTCGTCACGCATCAATTGTACGCGATACGCAGACAGAGATTGCTGAAAGAGAGCGCTGTGCTCAGTCAAGCGAGCTTGATGAACTACATGCGGGAAGCTCTCTGAAAGTCGAGCATTGGGTATACTGTGGCGGAGATACAAACACGCCGGCATGCATGGGGTTGACTTTGGAAGAACTAAAAACCCTGAGACGGCGCAGTGCTGCTGCAGAGGACAGGGTTTTCAAGCGGATAAAGGCATTGGCATACTGTTGGGAGTCACAGGCGAGGGAAACCATGTATTATGATATGGCGATAGAAAATGGCGTCGTTATTGATATCAAAAATCAGTCGTTGCCGAGCAACGCCCAGGCGCCGGAGCCTTCCCATACAGGGCAGGAGGTGTGAGCGATGTTATTGTCTTCTAATCTGAGGAAGCGCCTTTCCGTTCAGGCCAAACGGCACGGGATGGAAATTTCAGTAAAATTGAAAGATATATCTGTCAACGGACAGAAACGCGGATGCTCCGGTTTCGTGACCTGCGGCGAGAGCTGCGTCTATGTAAGCACAGAGCATTCCTGCCTTGGACCGATTTCCGACAAATCCATGTGCCGCTATGCTAATAACACAAAAGATTTCTCCAGCAATAGGCTGAAGAACGGTTCCAACCAGTTTGTATCCGATGACACTCTGGCTGTGAAAGTTATTTCTATGCTGAAAAGCGGCAAAGCAATCCCATGTTCGCGAACTTTGGCCCAGTGAATACTAAATCCACAAGGAAATGAGAATTATTTCAGAAAGGAACGAACTATGTTTGAAAATTATCGTTGCATCAATGGTAAGAAAACGGAATTGACTGACGAACAGATGCGGCAGTTGGGTATTACACCTGTTGAGAGCGAAATAGCGAGAATGTCCCGTATTTCTAAGGCAGGAGAAGCAAAAGATTATTACAATGTACACGACACTATTGTAGTGGATGGCATTACATTTGAGATTGTGGGCATAGGTCACGATATAGACGTCTATACTGAGCGCCGTAACACTATAACGCTTAGACAGGTAGACCATCTAAAAAAGAGGTGTATAAATTCCGGTTCTTATCCCATTGATGGTTACACAGCATCAGAATTAGACCAATCTCTTATAGAGTCTCCCCAAAGTTGGATTCCTGACTCAATATTGCCTTATGTGCGTGAAGTGTCGAAAGCATATGTAACGTGTGACGGTAGTATTAAAGTTATGTATCGCAAGCTGTGGGTTTTTTCCGAAAGCGAAATGTTTGGTAGCGCTATTTATTCGCCTGCCGAGGACGGTAAGCGGTATGAGGCATTTGCAACACGCAAGGACAGAGTTGCATATGATAAAAATGGTTCCGCTTGTCGTGTTTGGCTACGCTCCGCGAGTGTCGACAGCTCCATCTCCTTCTGTATGGTCAACGCGTCTGGGAGCGCGAGCATTGACATTGCCTATGCCTCGCTTGGCGTGGCGCTGGGCTTCTGTATTTAATCGCTAATCCCCCGCCCCTTGTGGGCGGGGTAAATTAAAAAGAGGTACCACCATTGCTCAGACCTATATATTTTTTGGATGCCAACAACAGCACAGATTGTCAACAGATGGTATAAGGAGCACGGCCTCAACAGGGCATCATTTTATGAAGAATGGTTAGGTTATGAGGCGAAAAAGCCTGATTGCGGCTTGATTGACACACGTATATATACGTGTTATAATGTAATCGAATAGTGAGGTAAGCACATTAAGCGAAGCGAATTGCTAAGGCTATTCAACAAAAATAACATCATACTTTTGGAACATGGTAAACGGCACGATATCTATTATAGCCCGATAACAGGGAAGAAAATCCCCGTTCCGCGACACGCAAAAGAGATTGCGGAAGGAACGCTGAAGAGTATCAAGAAGGACGCAGGACTTGAATAAAGCCATATATTAACTCATATAATAATTCAGTAGACGGAGGTTTTAAAAGTGGCAAAATATATCTATCCAGCGATTTTCGCAAAAGAAGGCGCGTTCTATAACGTCCGTTTTCCGGATTTGGAAAGGTGCTATACGCAAGGGGAAAGCTTGCAAGATGCATACGAAATGGCTTCCGATGTTTTGTGCTTGACGCTGTATCGCCTCGAAGAGGAAGGGGCAAGCATTCCCCCCGCCTCGGAACTGTCTGCATTCAAAACGGGTAAGGACGAGTTCGTTTCACTTGTCGCTTGCGATACGATGGAGTATAGGCAATACTACGACAACAGGGCGGTAAAGAAAACCCTCACAATCCCAGCCTGGTTGAATACCATGTCGGAGCGCGAAGGACTCAATTTTTCTGCCATTCTGCAAGCGGCGTTAAAGAATGCTTTGAATATTACAGAGCGATAACAAAGGAAAAAGAGGGGTGAGGGCGACATTTCTGTCGCCCTTTGCTATTTTTGGAGGGAGAGATAAGCTAACGTCCTGGTGCTGACCAATGGTTCCGTCGGCTCGCATTTCACGGATTTCGCAGCTGGACTGTTGCGCCATCTTTTCCCAAAAGGGCGCGGGGCAGAAAGATATTGCATCAGCGGCACTTCTCGCGTATAATATCAATATATAAAGATGTTTTTTCAGCCGCTTTCAATCTTCTGCTTTCCATGCTCCATACCGGAGTTTTCCCTTTTCCGACACAGTTCGGAGTAACAAAACAATAATGGCAAAAATTAGACACGCCGAATGGGGTGCCTTTTTTTGTCTTTATATAATAAAACAAACAAAAAAGAAAGGAGCTTTTTATGGATGAGAAAAACTGTGTAAGGCTTTATATTTGTTCCCCATTAAGGGCAGAAACAAAAAACCAGGTGGCGAAAAACAGGAGGTTAGCGCTCGAATATGAACTGGCGGTTCGAAAGTGCATCCAGAATCATCTGCAGCGAGAAGAGACGGAGTCCGCTATCGTACGCACATATGCTCCGCACGGACATATGAGCGTGCTTCTGGACGACGTTTTTCCTGACGAGCGTGAAATCGCCCTAAATACCGGCAAACAAATTCTAAATTTGTGTGATGGTATCGTAGTTTGCGGCGGCAGAATGTCGTCCGGGATGAAAGAAGAGGTAGTGTACGCAGCAAAAAAAGGGCTTCCCATATACATGTATAGTGTCGGAGTTACTGGTGTCCAGGCAATGGCTGTGGTAAGCGAGATTAAGGAGTGTCTTTACGCCGCACGCACTGTAGACGGAAACGGAAGCGTTACTTCTCCCTTGGTAGAAATGTTTTCTCTTACAAAGGATGCGCTGCTGCAGATACCTATAACTAATAAAAAGGAGGACTAAAAAATGAAAAAAAGATGGACAATCAAAGAATTGGCAGCCGTCAATGATGCGCAGTTCACTATGGAAATCCTCAGGGAGCGCCGCAGCGAGCTGAGCAATCTCTATTCCCCTCTCGCACAGCGCCTTGCCAGCGTTATAAATACGCTGGAGGAGATGGCTGCAGCCGGTGGGCTGACGGAAGAAGAAAGGAGCAAAAACAATGACCACTGAGATGCGACTCTACCGCGTAACGGTTATCGGCAGCAATGCCGAGAGGCAGCACGGGAAAGTGGTGAATGAGGTCACGGTCAAGGTCGGAACCAAGTGGCTGACGGACGATAGAGGCTGCCGCTACTACAGGGCTCCGTCTGAGGACGCAAACCGAAACCCCTACTTTCAGCTCAACACCATGTACTGCAGGGACTACCGGCTGTATCAGACAGAGCAGGCTGCCAAGGACTATCTTCGGCAAGCGGAACTACGCAAGACACTTCGCAGAGCGATGAGCAACTTTGACTTCAACGTTCCCCTGCCCGTGTTGGAGAAGGTCATGGATACGCTGAAGGAAAGCGGGTGTCTCGAATGAGCACGAAAATCTTTGACGCTTGGCGCATCAACTCTACCGACATAGGGGAGTTGGTTAAGCTTGGCAACGAGATTCGTGAGGTTCAGAAAAAGTCCTTCGTGGATGCTGTCTACAACTCACTCGATTTCTGCCAGCTCGCCATTATCTTCGCCAAGAAGTCCGTGGAGGACGTCGAGGAACTCAGACCTGCATTTGCATCAATCGCCGCGAACGTCGTTCACAAGTGCGTTTTAATGTACGGGTGGACGCCGTCTTTCACGATGACGGATGCCGCCAGAAGTTCTGCAGAACAGCTTCTGCAGGAGGAGGCGCAGAAACGGAAGATTTCACTGACAACGGAGCATAAGAAAACCCTGCTCGATGTTGCCAACGAGGTCTATGAAATCGTCTCCCGTGATTGGCAGGCGTCACTGACGTTTCTCAAAGGCGATAATGAGAGTATCTACATGAAAGGTTTCAATCTCACCAGAGAAACAGCCTGTTTCATCGGCTCTCGGTATCAGAGTTTTGAGTACACAGACCAGACAGAAATGAGCGCTTCGGACTTCGACGAGTACACTCAGTGGTATATCTCCAATGCAAAGACGGAAGAAGAACGCTATGAACGGCTGATAGAAGCCCAGCGTGAGCGCGGAGAACTGTGGGAAAGAGCTTTCGCAGGTCATAGCGTATGGCGCGATGCAGGGCTCTCCTTTTCTCTGGTTCCGGAACGGCTTCAGGAGCAGTTCATAGCCATCCATTTCATCTGCAAAAAGGTATTCGGCGTCGAATCCTAACAGCAAAAAAAGAGCTATCAACAGAGAGCAGGACAACTACCGCTTTGTCACGAGCGTGGAGAGCGAGCTTCTGCAGGAAGTTCAGGAGATGGAGCAGAACAGCCGCTGGCTGCCCGGTGTTCCGTCCAAGAGCATCCACGTAGTTCCGCTGGTGCCCATTGAGGTTCCCATTGTGGTGCAGAAAATCGCTGACGACCCTATGCTGACCCGCAAGGTAACGCTGGATACTGGGACGACAGGGCGGTTCAAATTGCCTGAGCTGCTGCCAATGAAAGGAGAAAAAATATGAAAGTAAGCGAGCTTATCGCCGCATTTGAAGAGAAGTTTGCAGCTACTAAAGCCGAACGCAGTCAACTTATTGCAGAGGGGCGCAAGAAGGATGCGGATAACATCAAGAGTCCTTTTTGGCTCGATGAGGTTATCGTCCCCTTAGCAGAGTCTATCTCCAACAGAAAGGGCAAGAAGCCTTATATCTTGGGCCCTTGCGGTCTTGGTTCTAAGGTGAGCATTACCCTTCACAGCCCCTTCGACGAGGATGGCTGCCGACTGGCAGACTTCACCGACGCGGAATCACTCACGGTCGAGCCGTGCTTCGAGACCACTGAGGGCGGCTCCATCGCGCTGCATTTCCGCTATGAAACCGGCGAGGTGGACACCACCTACCCGGAAGGCTCTCTCGGTGCTTATAACGGGCTGAACCGTGTTACAGAACCCTTGCCCGACGAACCGGACGAGGTTGCGACCCTCTTCAAATACACTCCTCCTGTAACAAAAACGAAACAATAAAAAAGGAGAAAAATTATGAGAAACAATCAGACCGTTAAGAAAGCTAAAACCCGCTGCTGCCCTATGTGCAGCAGCACGGAGTTCTCTGCTCATCAGGTCATTCATGTAGATGTGATGGTGGACATTGAGACAGGGTTCTTCGATGGAAATATCAGCGGTGACATTGGCGCAAACATCTGCGAAGTGGGAGACCCTTACGGGCCTTATACCTGTATGAACTGCGGGTTCGAGTGCGATGAGCTGTCCGAGTTGGAGGGCTCAAAACAGTACGATAGCAATGTGCGAGCCTCTGTATAATCCTTTTTTCCGCTTAGGGCAACACCAAAACAACAATAAAATAGGTTGAATTTATCCTACCAACAGGGTATTCTTTAAGTGAAGGGCTACTCGCGATGTCAACTGCCCATCACCTGAAGCAAGGTTGTGTGGAAAAAACACATCAATCTTTATATGCACTGGAGGTGGCATCATTGAATATCAACACAAACAATATCGTTTCCATTACGGAAGCGAATCAAAACTTTTCCAAGGTTGCACGGCTCGTAGACGAGAATGGGGCTGTCATCATTTTAAAAAACAATGTCCCGCGCTATCTCATTATTGAGTTCGGGCAAGCGGAAAAAGAGCAAATAGCAGCAGACGAAGATGTCATGCCGATTTCCAAACGGCTGATTTCAAAAAATAGGCAGGCATATGAGGTGCTTGCCAAATGAAGAAACTAACAAAAGAACAGGTTCTCATGATTCACAGCGAATTGATTCGTGAGACCGGCGGTTCTGATGGCCTGCGCGACGATGGGTTGTTGGACTCGGCATTGAATGCACCGTTTCAAGGGTTTGGAGATGTCAACATTTTTCCATCACTGCAGCAAAGGGCGCTCGCCTTGGGCATGGTTTGATTTGCAATCATGCCTTTGTTGATGGGAATAAGCGTATCGGCGCACACATTATGCTCCTGTTTTCACCACTGAATGGGATTGAACTCACGTATACACAGGAGGAATTGTCGGACATGGTGCTGGATGTTGCTGCCAGCAAATTGCGATTTTAAGACGTTGCCGAATGGATAATTAAACACCAAGATTGAAGGAGAGGCGTAGCCTCTCCTCTGCTTTTAAACTTAAAAAGAAAGGAAATATATATGAATACTTATATTAGAGCCGCCGCATCCTTCTGCGATAAGAACACACTGGTCAAGGTCTGCCGCGTCTGCCGCGTCTGGTCCGACCCCGAACCTGACGGATTAGGTTTAGGTTTGCCATATCGGCGCCGGCGTAAGACCATGTTTGTACCATTTAAAAACATTCACGAAGGCGACAAGCTCAGCGTTTTTGACGGCGATAGTGAGTTCCACTATACTGCAGACGAGGATGCTGCTGAAGAGAGAGATGCGCTGCGCAAGAACGACTCCAACTGGTCTGTGAACGTTACAGACGACAACGGACGCACGAAAAAGCTCTTTCCCTCCGATTTTGCGCCCTATATCATCTACCTTTCCGTAGTCAAGAAAGGAGACTGGCGCGGAAGCAATCTTGTTTTTGAAAGTGTTTTCAATAGTAGCGAAGACATCATCAGAGGGATTCGCTCCATTTTTGAGAGACACGTTAAGGACGAGAGTTGCAGACGACTCTCTGGGTCTGAGCGAATATCTGACATGGCAAAGAAATATCTCACCCCTGAACACACGGAGAAGTTCGGTTTCCGCTTTATTGCGGAGGGCATGAATTTCGTCAGGTCCGACATCAACGATATTACTCCTAATGACTGTCTTGGTGTCGAACTGACATTTTACAGTTACGAGCATGATGAGTACTCCTCATCACCTTTATTCTTTGCCAAGCTCCCGCACCTGGGCGAACACTGCAAGCAGCCCGAGGGGCGTACCACCGTCGCAGACATCCTTCAGAAGCTGGATGAATTGTACGGCGACCTGCCCGTGGAAACGTCGCGCTGGGCTCTGGAGTATCAGCTCTGGGCTCGGATGCTGCTGGCGGAAGGCGCGGTCATGCTTAATCCCAAATATCTCGACCCTTCTGCGTGTGAATTTCTGGTGTCCATCGACACACTGGAAAGAACCGGCGACGCCGCGATATTGAGAAGGATTTTCAATATCCCTATAAGCGAAATCAAGGCTGCGTGGGAAGAGCTGTCTGATGATGGTGCTGCCCCATTCAGTTTCGTCTTAAAGTAAAAACGAGAGTATATGCATCGAAAAGAAGGGTTGAACAATATACGGCAATGCCGTATAATAATATTAGAATGGAGGATGTTTTATGAATGTGAAGGAGATAAGACTACAAACCAACATGAGCCAACGCGCCTTTGCTGATATGTTTGGCATCCCTATAAACACCTTGCAGGACTGGGAGCAGGGCCGGCGCGTGCCGCCTTCTTATGTCAGTGGAATGATTCGCCAAATTTTGGAGATGCAGGGATTTATAATGGATGAAAACTATATCGATGCGTGCGAACGAAGAAGGAAAAGCGTCGAGAGAGCTTTGGCTATTATGCTAACGGCTACCAACGGTCCGGATGAAGCGTTCATGGGTGTCTTGGACTCTTATGTCGCAGGAAAAATTACGCTGAAGGAGATAGAAGCGAGAGTAGAAAGGTTGGAATATCTATGAGGGGAGGAAAACATTGCTACCCTAATAGCGACGTGCTCGTTAATAAATATGATATCCACGATAAGAAACTGCTTGAGAAGCTGGAAGTTCAAAAGACCACTATAAAGCTGCTCGGATTAGATGTAAGGCCGGAGCGCATTCACGCAACGTTGGATATCGCTCATTTAAAGGCCATTCACGAATATCTATTTAGCGATATCTATGAATGGGCGGGCGAATTCCGTAGTGAGAATTTGTATAAAAGCGAAAGGGTTTTGTCTGGTGGCACTGCGGCGTATGCTGATTATACTCAAATTGAAAATGAGTTAAAGCAGCTCTTTGAGCGATTTGATGATATTCAATGGGAACAGAGAGATACCCTTGTCACAGAGTTTTTATTAGGCTTGTGGAGCATCCATCCGTTTCGAGAGGGCAATACCCGAACGTGCGTAACATTTCTGTGGCACTATTTAAGAACTATAGGAATCGAATTTCATGTTGAGCTCCTGCGAAACAACCCCCTGTACGTTAGAGATGCTTTGGTCATGGCCAATTATGGTCAAGCGAAGTATTTGGAACGTATTATTGCAGATGCTTTGAAGTCTGTTGACAGCGATAGGACATATCGCAGCCGAGATGAAACACAAGAAAACTATCAAATTGAAAAGGAAGATTATGAGGCATTTAAGCGACGTTATTCTGTGAAAAGCGAGTGAAAGTTCCCTCATAATAGAAACTGAGAAATAAAACAGTCGATTATTGAAGATTAAAAAATTTAAGAGGGTTCGTATTTCCTGTGCGAACCCTCTTTTTTACTCCGCTTGAAAAAAACGGCAAGGTAGTATATACTATATTCATAAAGAGATTTTTTCAGCCATTATATCACTATACATCTCTATTTTGAACGCTATGGGCGTTCTTTTGTTTTATCCCTGCGAGTCATTAAAATCATCAAAGAGTGAGTCGGCATGTATGAGTTTTGTCGTGCTCTCTTTTTGTTTATATACACATCTTTATACTAAGAAGGAGGTAAATATGACAGAAAAGTGTAATGTTGCGTGCAGCATTGGAATCGCAGCAGAGGAATTGCGACCTCGCTTAAGAAAGAGGTATACGAAGGAGGCTTTTGAGGAATATTTACGTCAAGCCGTATTCGAGCAAAACAGCTACGAAAAAAAAGACATGGCAGAAAAAGGCGGGAGAATATTCACCGAACCGAAAATGCATTGCGCCTATTTTATCTGTGAGCCATACGATACAGAAGCGAAGTTTTTCGTTTACATCGATTCCCCACAGATGCCATGGGATGAGCCGACGTGCTGCACCGAAAAGGTCGCCAGGGCATTTCTTTCCCGCTGGGTAATGCAGCTGGGATTGAATGATTCTACCACGATAGACGAAATTAGGGGCATGGTCGTCCTTGTTTCAGGGTTTATCGCAGATGAAATCCTGTCTCCAACTAAAAGTCATTAAATCAACAAACCGTGCTTAGAACTGCAGACTCGTGGTTAATAAATGTAAGCCCTGTTTAACTACATCAGAAAGGAAAAAACTATGAAAACGAATTATATCAGAGAACGCTTTATCACAAATGACTTACAGTCCTTGCATTTGTATTCCTGTGGTGAAGAGCAAAGAAGGCAGCAGTGGTGGACGCCTCTCAAGAGAGGTGCTTACTTCCTGGATATATTAGCTAATGGGCGCGGCAATTTTGCCATAATAATGCGGCACGCTTCCGTTGTCTCGTGCAAGATGATAGAGGCTGCAATACAGTGCCGATACAATACGGGAGCCGTGTATGTAAAGGTTGGGAGCATAAATGCCCCTTTACGATATCAAAAAACAGCAGAGCTGCCCATTGAGGGAGAGGTCTCATTATCTGCATCAGCCAGACTCAACGCCGGAGCCAGTTCATTCCGCACGCGACATGGTATTCGTATCACGACATATGGCAGCAATAAGGACGAACGCTACGGACAAATACAGTTCCGCGCCGGAACATACGCTATAGTAATCGAGGGGTCTTTTGACACGCGCTGCTGTGACGAGGGAACGTTTGTAGAAGGGATAAAGGAACAAATTCCTGTAGACATTCCTGTCGATTTCGTAAAAGCGCTTGTAGATGAGTCTCGTCCCGGCAAGGAACGAATTAGGAATGGGTTGGCATCTTAAAAAACTCACAGAAAAAAGAAAAAGGTGCTCTATCAGAAAAACGAATGCAAGGAGCACCAACTATCTGATTGGGTAAACAAATCAACAACGAAAGGAGGATGGGCAATCCCGCACCCACCTATAGAGTGGGGAGCGTACCCTTGCCTAATTTTATATGGGAAAGAGACGAACGGACATGCCTTCCTATCCACTGTCACAGAAGGCGGAAGCAGTACTTCGCCTGAAGATGCTGCGGGTAAACCCCTCATTAGTAAGCGCTTTTGAACAGATGGATGAAAAATTCATGTCGATGAGCAAATCTATGTGTCGATGTGATTCGACCACACGTAATATAGTCTCCCAATGGGAGGCAGCCACCGGTAATATCGTATACATGGTCTTTCAGAGTGTTTACTCTGTCTGCAATGATACGCGATTTGCGTTTCTGTATGTGAGCCCAGAAAAGGGCTCCTGGTTGCAAAGTAGGGATGACCTTTTGTGCGGCAAGCCGGAGGCATATATATGGGTAACATCGAATCCAGAACTATGTGATTATATGCAGATACAAATCGCTCACCGAGGAGACGTTGTAATAAGACTTAAGTAGGTTATGTAAATAGCATTGATACGGTAAACCACTATAAAGAGCACCTATCTTCGGATAGGTGCTTTTTTGTGCCGCAACGGGCGCCGCCATTGCGCGGCGGGAAGGATGCAGATGAGGGAGGCTTTGCTGTGCAGCAAGAATACAGATTGAAACTGCAATATAAATATTGCTTTTTATTGTAGTTGAGTGTATATTAAAACCAACAAATTACCGGAACGTGCCGTAAAGCCCCTGCCTTTAGAGAGGAGTGAGTCATAATGCCAAGACAAAAAAAGGACAGCGTTCCTATCTGTTATCGCATTGAAAAAAGCGTATATGAACGCCTTCAAGCATACGCGGAAGATAAGGGACAAACAATGACCATGGCCGTGGAGAGGCTTCTAACAAAGGCTCTTGATGCCGAGGAGAAGAAAGAAGATGCTAAAAAACTGGTTTGAATCAACAATCCTCCGGTTTCAGCCGTGGGGAGATGGAGGAATTCTTGGATGAGCTACATTAGTCCCTTAATCTATCAATCCGACGACCTGGCAGTTGCACGGAAAACGTACCCTATGCAAATCGCGTCTATAATCCACAAGTCAAAGAGAGAGGCTGGGGAAACTATAACGGTGCTGGGCGTTGACGCACACCTGAGTCTCCCGCCTTTGACGGATGGAGCAGGTCGCTTGCAGCCAAAATATTCGTACCTTGACGACTCGCCGTTTTCGAGATTCGTTTTCACGCTTATAGAGAAAAAGAACGGTATAACGAGGTCGGTTTTTTGTAATGTTCCGATAGATGCTCTGGCGCCGGCAACGGGGAAGACGCATCGCATCCTGTTGGCCGAGACCATTTCGGCCATAAATAATGCATCAGGAGAAAGCCTGAATCGTTCGGCAGTACGTACCGTCCGCTTTGAGATGGGTCCTTTAAAAGGGAAGTCCCCCGGCGAGGTGCTGAAAGAGGGCGCCAGCGGTCGGGCGGCACTGGAAAAACAGAGGGAGTATCTTGTTCGGAATTCAGTGGCATATCCGCGCAATCATGTTCTCATAGACGCCATAGACGCAGCGTTTGAGCACGCCCGAACCGGTAGTGATGAAACGGCGCCGGCTGACGAATCCGGCAGCGTGTCGCCGCAGCTCACGATATTGGGAGGGCAGGAATACAAGCCGCTGACCAGCAGGCCGACCAACAAGAACGGATTAACGTTCGTGTACAACGTTCTGCTCACGTTTGACCCTGTATTTAGAGCTCCGTTCGTGCTATCAATAACCAACGGGTACGCTCCCGTGGAAAATGTGGGGGGTGGACAGATTAACGTGCGAAGCAGTGCGGTAGAGGAGAAGTCGCAGATAAGAATGAACTTGATGAGAGGCGAGTGGGAAACGCTGGTATTTAAATTGTCAGACACGGTATCTGCGTTCAACATCAGCACCTTTAGAGAAAGGTATGAGGCCGCATGTAGGGACCGATTCAGGCAAGCGGAACAAAATCGGTAATAGCTACCTTTATTTGTTAGTATGGGGATGCTATAATTTAATATATAATGCGTTGGATGTCTGAGACGCTACACCCCTACTGAAAGGAGATTTACGACATGGAATCCAATGACGACACTTACGAAAGCGAAAAAGAATACGAGAAAAATATGTATGCTTCCGGCAACGCGGAGGATTACATGAACGAAGTAGAAGATGAAGAAGAATGGAACAGGGTTCAGGCCGACAGTTCTGTTAAGGTCGATGAGGCCGGAGAAAGAACTGATGGGAAAAAGTTCGGCCTCAGAGACCGTTATCGTGTGGCTTGCGCATGTGCGTACATCATCTTCTTTATACCCTTGATTTTTGACAAGGAGGACGATGCCTGCCGGTTTCATGCGAGCCAAGGTGCGTTGGTTCACATTATCGAGGTCCTGGCATGGCTTGCAGGGTCATTATTATCCTCTGTGGGCATAGCGCTGCGCTCCGTACTTATCGTTTGGGTTGCTGGGGCTGTTTCATTAGTGCTGACAGCAGCGGTTATCATATTCATAGTTCTGGGCATTTTATCCGCACTAAGCGAAAAGAACACGCCGCTTCCTCTTATTGGGCACCTGATAGGCTACAGATATTTGTGATATTGGAGGTTATTGTTATGAGCATAAGGACTCACAGGTATATTACCATTATTCTTATAATATCCACTATTCTTACTCTTGCCTCCGGATGTGCCGCACCTGCATTTGAGCAGGAAGACACGTCCGTGGAGGCGCTAAAGGTCCATGACTCTCCCGTAGTAGACGACGAAGCGGGGGTAAGGGAGGAATCCGTTGCCGTACCAGAAGTTACCGAATCAGATAATAAAGATATAGCCGATGGATATTTCCGCTGCAGGGATATGTATTATAAAGACGTGCCAACGGAGTGGATTGACAATGGCAGCGTATCTGCACAATTCTGGGCGCCGTTCCCCACTGACCACAGTAAGTTGGAGTATGCCGATTCTGTAGAATACATGGCTGAGCCCAGGGAGGCAACGCTCTCGTATCCCCTGTATATAGGCGCCGAAAAAACACCGGGGCGGGTTTTAAATCTTTTTGAAATGCAGAAAGAGTTTGGAGAGCTGTTGTTTCCCTGGACTATGCTTGATGCGGCTATACAGGGGTATGTAACAATGACAAATACCGCCTTGTATGATGACAGCCGCTATACAAGCGGTAAGAACTATGTATGCCGGCTTTACACAACCGATGAGTATACCAGGTTCGTACAGGATACCGTAAGAGAGCATGATGCGGTAATGAAAGGAGCTTTTTCGACGGGCTGGAACTGTGTGTATGCCACGGAAGAAGGGCGCGAGAACGCCGTTTCCCGCGTGAGAGGAAGAGGCTACCTGTTTGTGGATAAGGCAGATGCGGACTTTTGCACCAAGCTTGGAGTTGAAACGGGTGCTTGGTACTATTGCGACATGGAAATAACAGTAGAGGGTTACTCTTTGGAAGAAAAGGGTGATATGACAATAACGCAGGCACTTTTCTTTGGCGAATGGGCAAAAGCAGATGAAGATGAGGCCGAACTGGCTGAACATCTCAAGCTCTTGCAATGTGATAATTGGGAAGAACAATTCTCCACATAGTGAACCTTCGCTGCAGAAAAAGAGCCGCACTGCGCCCGATGCCCGTATCATATACCTTGTATACTATAAGCTTCTGGAAAAGGTACCTGCTCGGCAGCTGTTGTCGGGCGGCTCTTTTCGCTCAGCTCTTGCTTTATATGGCTTTTTTTAGTACAATCTATATATAAAGTTATTTTTTCAGCCGTCTCGATTTATTACCTTGCTCTTTTCAAGAGCTTATTATCTCGAACTTCGAGGGATAACCGAAAATACGATAACGAAAAAGACACCAGTAAAAGGGTGCCTTTTTCTTGTCTTTACATAAATAACAAATTTAAAGAGAAAGAAGGGATTAAAAATGATTTACATTGTTTGCTCTTGTGACATCTGGAAGATGCGCAATTCAATGCGCATAATTACAGCAACGACTTCTGTTGCAAAATTAAAACAGCTTATCGCTCAGTTAATTGAGGACGGTACATTTGGTTATGGTGTCGCGCAAAACCCGGATGGTAATGATGCGGCAAGTCGTTTTCGTGAAGATTACAACAACCGCAAGCTTGATGTAGGTGTGCTGAATGATATCTTGATATATGGATATGTCGAAGCTGTTGCCGATGGTGAATTTTAGGATTATGGGAAATGTGTGAAACGCTCGACTGAATTTGGTGCTTTTGCATTTAATAGAAAGGAGGGATTCGTCATGAAAATCGAAAACAAAACCTTAATGGAAACATTGATAGATGCCGGCTATCCACGCGAGGAGATGTACCACCATTACTCAGACTTGTATATTTTTTTGACGCCAAAAACAGCACGGATTGTCGACAGATGGTACAAGGAGCACGGCCTCAATAGAACATTACTTGTTAAACCATTCAAAGACCAGATTACGGGCCGGCCAATGTTGGATTGTGCTTTCCAGTACGATGCGTACTGGGATGAGGTTGCAAAAAGAAAGGAGAAAGAAGCGGATGCCATATCAGAGAAAAACTCGTGACGTATGGAAGCTGATGGTAAATTATGGCTATGGACACGGCTGGGAACACGAACTGACAGAGTTCACCAGAGCTGAAGCGCAGCAACGGTTGAAGGAGTATAGAGAAAATTGCCCGCAGTACCCTGCCAGAATTGTTATGGCCAGAGAAAAAATTGAAAAGGATAAAAACTGATATCAGAACAAAAGAAAGGAGAAACCCATGAGTGCAAATGCTTGTTCTCCGAAAAAAAGGAAGGAGTATCAAAATGGGCTATATAAACGAAGATTTATATTCATGTGATAGTTGCGGTTTCGAGGAGGCGTGGGACGCTACTGATGACATACACGGAGATTTGTGGGAATGCGAGGTGTGCGGCTATACATACTGCTCGCTCTGCTTCTTTCGTGAATTAGGCGAGGCCACGTTTTATAAAATGTGTAGGGAAGAGGATTCTGTCCTGTGCCCCGCGTGTTATAAAAAAGAGCATCCTTGCCTGGACGCACAGCGCTCTCCTATCGCGCTGTTATTTAAGAAAAAATACCGCTGTCAAACAAAACAATAGAAAGGGGAAACTCATGAGAACAAAAACAAAAGATTTATACGACCAGTATGACGCAACCGAACTGCAGGAATGGAACCGCAAAGTGTACGGTGACGGGCTTAAAGGGTCCATCGACGACTACCTGACCGTTTATCGTGACTATATGCGCAACGACGGTGACTACACCAAGAGTAAGTCCACAAACCTCTATCGTCTGCACGGCGGAGAATACTGCTGCCTTCTTGAAGTGCTCAACGAACACTTCAAGAACAAGCGGCAGGCACAATATACCGCCCAGGAAGCGGAGGACGTGATAGACTTCAGTGGTTTCTTGCAGCCGGAAGCACACTGTATTCAAGTGGGACGACGGGGCATAACCGGTTGGAAAATGCCCCTTGACGATGTACGGCAGCTACTTACTTCGGCATGGCTCATTGTGGAGACGAGCAATGAAGTTGCAGCGTCCCTGGGTCATCACATCACTGTTGTCGTTCAAGAAGCCACGGAAAAACGAGAATGTTTTTACTTCAAAACAAAAGAGCATCAAATGCATGGAAAGGAGCCTTTATTTATATGATTAAGCACATTCAAGACGCGATAAGCTATGGCCTGCTTGAGGATTTCCGGGCAGAAGATAGTACCCTTGTCGCTGGGTTCCACGAGTGTTTTGGCGAACAGTTGGACTGCGAGGCATTCTCGTCGTGGCCTGATGAGAAAGAGGCGGGAGTGCTTCACCTTGCGCTTGGTGAAGACAAGCAGTTCAAAATATCAATCGAGGAAGAGCAGACGCGGCAGTTGGATATTACACCTGTTGAGAGTGAAATAGCGAGAATGTCCCGTATTTCTAAGGCAGGAAAAGCAAAAGATTATTACAAGGTACACGACACCATTGTAATAGGTGGCATTAAGTTTGAGATTGTGGGCATTGGTCACGATATAGACGCTTTGACTGGACGCAATAACACTATAACGCTTAGACAGGTAGACCACCTAAAAAAGAGTCGTATAAATCCCGGTCCTTGTCCCGATGGTTATGCAGCATCAGAATTAGACCAATCTCTCATAGAGTCGCCCCAAAGTTGGATTCCTGACTCAATATTGCCTTATGTGCGTGAAGTGTCGAAAGCATATGTAACGTGTGACGGTAGTATTAAAGTTATGTATCGCAAGCTGTGGGTTTTTTCCGAAAGCGAAATGTTTGGTAGCGCTATTTATTCGCCTGCCGAGGACGGTAGGCGGTATGAGGCGTTTGCAACAAACAAGGACAGGGTTGCCGATGACGAGGACGGCTCCGCTTGTTGTGTTTGGCTGCGCTCCGCGCGTGTCGGCGGCTCCCGCGTCTTCTGTATGGTCAACACGTCTGGGAGCGCGAGCATTGACATTGCCGATTACTCGCGTGGCGTGGCGCTGGGCTTCTGTATTTAATCTTTAATCGCCAATCCCCCGCCCCGCAAGGGGCAGGGGTAAATCAAATCGGCAAAGAAAGGAGAAAGCGGAATGCTGCGTGCAGTTCAAGACTTAACTCGCGACGAGTTAGATGAGCTCAAGCAAAACTATGTTTGTGAAGTCAACGAAGGCGCGGGAACCCTCACATATTGGAGTGATTCGGCAGAAGCGGCGGATACTATCCCGGATGAGGTGTTGTTTGAGTATTATGCTGGAACAAATTTTTCCGAAGATGACTTCTGGTGTAATATTAAAACCATCCAATCAAGGACGTAAAACATAGGGTATAAGAGCGCACTGATGGTGCGCTCTTTTTAGGTGGTAATAAGTTAAGAAAACAGTTGTCTTATGCGACTCGAATTCTTGTAATACAAAAATGTATGTGCTATCATATATTTGTAAGTGTTTTTGAAAAGCCTAAATCCCAGCAAGAGGGGAGTTATATATCCGTGAAAAAAACAATAAAATCAAAGCGCTACAACACGGCAACCGCTAAAACATTGTACCGCTGGACAAACGGAGCGAACCCGGATGAGCATTCGTATCGTGAAGAGTCTTTGTGCGTAGGAACGCGAAACAAAGTCATTTTTCTTTATACGAGTACGGGAGTAAAGGGACAGTCAGAAGAGCAACGCATTATACCGCTCACAAGAGAATCCGCCATCGAGTGGTTACGAATCCATGTTCCCTCTGCGGGTGTTATCCCCAACACGATAGATGAGGTTTTACTTGAATTGGATTCCTTTATATTGTCTATCGATAGCAGGAAAAGAACATTTTCTATCGCACCTGCCGCATGGGAACTGCTTGAAAAAGAGAGCGAGGCGGCGAACTGCTCTATGTCGTCGCTTGTCAATTTCGCCGTACTCAAGACATACGGAAAGGATGAATAGCTCATATGTTGCGAAAAAGCGTTACCACCCACATTATTATTGCACTCCTTCTTCTGGGGCTTGGCGCGACAGCGGTCGGCTGTAGAAAGAAGCCCGCTTCTGATTCCTCGTTAGGCTTTGTAACTCTGTCTACTCCTGCTCCGGCAGCAGAAGTCCTTCAGGATTCTGGAACAGGAGGGTTAGAGTCTCAGCCCGATATGCTGATTCCGGGCGGGGAAGCGGAGCTGCCTTCGACGCCCCTTTCATCCACTAACCCCGAGGAGGTTTCCTCTGTTGCAACGGAGCCGCCGAAAGACGGCAAACCCGAGGGAATCGACGAACGGACCGACAAACTGCACTTCGATATATTCAAGCTGTACGAGAAGGATGGGTACACATACATAAATGTTGGAATCCTCAATGAGTATTACGAGGCTACTGAGGCAATAAATGCTTTCGGGACTCCATACACTAAGTATGTGTTCAAAGTGGGGGAGGGATACAAAGAAAATCTAACCTTTGTGCTGGATAAAAACTGCCGCATGCCGTATTATGACCCCGATACACCCCAGCAGCTTTACAACCAGCCCAATATGACCATGGAAGAACTGATGGGATACATAGACAACGCATACCAAAAAGACGGCCGCCCTTATTTCTTCGAGGGGCGCGTTTCCACTGGATATGTTCTGTCGCTCTCATTATGGGAAAGCTATTATGATATGTTGCGGTCTAACTATGCCGCTAATCTGTACGCACAGGATGCACCCACTTTGGTTGGCGACAACGGCTATCTGCAGCCCATACAGTCGGAGCCTCAATCGGAGGGAGACGCATCTTCAAACGGGGGAGTAACCTCGCTGTACGGGGATTGATGTAACCCCTCTTTTTGAAATCAGGCTGCCGCGCTCCCACCGTCTAAGGCCGATTGGATTGCGGCAGCCTGAAGCAGAAAATTGTTATATTCTTGTGGTGTGGGAATGTGGAAAAGCAAAAAACAGACATAAATATCCATGCGCGGCCGGAAGTTATTGCTCTGTCGACAAAAATGTGGTAATATATATGTGTTAAATATCATTTTTTCAGCCGCATCATCTACTTTTGTTCATCCCGTTATATAACGGGGACGAACCTTGCGCCTTTGAAACGACTATGAGGGCATAACCGAATATATAAAACAACGCAGGACACGGTCTTCGGACGGTGCCTTTTTTGCGTTCACATAGATAAATCACCAAAAACAAAAAAGACAGGAATGGGAAAAAAAGGCGGACCCAATTCCGGATACGCCGTATTTTTGCTTCAACGCGCTTATCCCGACCCCTCCAGAAGTTTTGGCAACAGGTTATTCTGCTCGACAAAATCAACCGGAGAATGCTTTTTTGCGCGCAATGGCCGGCGAAAGCGTACCTGGTATGGACGGATATCACTGGAATCTCGCCAACTGGGGGGTCAAATGGGACATTTATGTAGACAAAATCGACCGTGAAACGCTCGGCTGGACAGAAGGCTGTGACCGTATTGAAGTAGGTTTTGATACAGCGTGGTCGATGCCGGAGCGTTGGTTTGCAACGGCGTCAGAACTATTCCCGCAGCTTTCTTTTAAGCTTCATTTTGAGGAGCCTGGCTGCTATTTTGCCGGCGATATGCTCGGCGAAAATGGCGTTGTCAGTACCGAGTATTATAACGATGAAAAACTACGCGAAATATTTGCGTGGACAGAGGCGTAATTAAAAACAAGACAAATTTGAAAAGGAGGATTCAACGATGGGTTATCGTAGCGAAGTGGCTTTGACATTGAAAAAAGAAGACGGGCTGGAGCTTATAAGACAAGCAAAAGAAAACGAGCCGGTACGCAATTTGATGTCCTGCGCGAACATCATTGATCAGAATGAGTTTATCACGTTCCATTGGAAGTGGGTGAAGTGGTATGGCTCGTTTGAGGAAGTCCGGTTTATAACTTGTTTCTATCAGAATTTGGATAAATATAGCTTCAAGCGGATAGGCGAGGACTACAACGATATTGAAGAAGAGTGGGACGGCGATTACGATTCTATTAGTTCCAAGAGATAGAACTTTCCATAGACCCTCCTGGCGTGTTGTTAAGCACATCGGAGCTCTTGGGGAACTGATAAGGTCAAAAAAAGTGGTTAAGCGGCCGCCTCTCTTGCAGTCCTCAGAATCGCTGAGGCTGCCCCCAAATTACTTAATCGAAAGGAGGACGGCTGTTTTCGCCCGTGGCCAAGTACACGGGTATCAACAGCCATTTATTTCATGAAAAGTGACATTCGATATCCTTTTCCGAACGGTCGGGGGATAGAAAAATGGAGGGAAAGCAGGTATGCGCTGTTCAACTCCAAAATCAATTCTTTTAAGGAACACCCTAAGTACGGATGGCTCAGAAAATATGCGGATGATGCCATATACTACAACGAAGGTTCCGGCTACCTGATGATAAAAGCAGAAGACTTCATTAAGCGCATCGAGGAGATGCCACTCGACTATATCCGCGACTGGCTTGATGGAAAAAACCAATTAGAATGGGAGGGAGTTGCAAAAACCACATAATTTTACAAACAGAAAAACGCAAGCTACGGCATGCATACAAGAAAGATTCCCGCTGCTGTTACTTATCCGCCTCGTTGCGGGAGAGGAACGCATAACGGCGGGAATGTGTTTATCCAAAAAACGGAGAAAAAATGTCCAAATTTATTGTAATAGGAGAAAAGAATAATGGAGTACGACGTATGCGTAAGAGAAGTTAGCTACTACAACGTTTTTGTTGAGGCGAACAGCAAGAAAGAGGCCGCTGCGTTAGCAAAAGCAATGGTTGACCACAGGGAAGTCACAGCACCTTATAGCATCACAATCGAAGCAGAAGAAGGAGATGCAGAGAAGGTTTTTTCTCCCAAGACCACAGAAGCGGAAACCAAGACGGAAGCTGCTTCGTGTGAAGCGCAGGAGAGACTGATGGCGCAGGCCAAGGAACGAAGGCTTGAACCTAAGCCCTGCCGTACTTTCGGACCAATGGATGGATTGCGGACCGAGCTTTCCGGACAAGCCTCTGTCATTCCCACACTGGAAGAGCGGGATAAGGCTCTGGAGGTGCTGTGGGACGAATTCGGAGATATCCCTATGGACCCCGAGACGGAAGAAATGGAAGACATCTTTCTCTCTTTTCCTGCAGGAACGCCCAGAATGGATATTTGGCGGTGGTTCGATGAACGATACAGTAAGGGCGTGGGCGCACTCCTGTACGGCGATGGTACAGACCGAACGGCAGAACTGGCCGCTTTGGTATATCGTAAACAGCTCTGCACAGAATGCGATGCGGAATTTTGCGTGTTTAACCCCGAAGGCATTTGCATGTTGCCTTTCGTAACCGGAAAAGCTCCGAGACTGGGCGACGACGGCTGCGAGGACTACACCGCGCAGGAGGACGTCTGATATGCAGAAAAACTGTGCCAGTTGCGCTCATGTGGGCGTGTGCTCCAAGCGGATGCGGTTCATCGTGAACAACTATCTCGCGAAGGGGCGCTACGAAGAAATTGAAAACGTCAGCAAAACACTCGATATTTCAGTGAACTGCAACGACTATAATGAAAAGGACTTATTCTCGTTCCTCTGTGAGCGGGTCCGCGACTATTCTGATGGCGAGGTCTGGAGCGACGGAGACCAGATTCTGTGCAAGACAGAATCGGCCGCAAACGCGCTGTGCGACCTCCTGTGGCAGCTTTACAACGCGCAGGGTGAGACTACCTTTGACCTACATACCGGATACTACGACCCCAAGGAGGACGAGAGAAACCACGAGGAGGACAGATACACCGGCTGGTGGTATGTGTCCACCGATTAGTGAGTTTCGCTATGAAAATCCACAATATTTATTGGGATACCGACGGCGACGGGGAGGCTCTTGCCTCCCTGCCGAAGGAGGTCGAACTGCCGAGCAGATTCGACCAGCTCCGCTTCATAAAACCGACTTATAAAAAAGGAGACATAAAAATGGGAAAAGGCAATGTTTGTGTAAGCGGCCCGTATGAGGGCCTGTTCTATATCGACAACGACTATACCACCGTGCTTCGCCGCGAGGATGACTGTGAGGATACCATCCTCCAGAAAAACCTCAGCGCCAAAGAGGTGTCCAGCGGCGACTGGCTCTTCGATGACGAAGGCAGCTCGAACGAGACGGAGGATGTGCTGGAGTGCTTCATGGAGAACTTTACGCGCCGCTATCCGAGCTTTGAGCGTGTCGAGAAGGACAAATGGCTTGGCCGCAACATATGGGTCATTCTTGAAAACAAGCTGTTCTACATCGGCGTCGAAGACAATGACTGGTCCATGGCCGTAGAGCTGCTGCAGAAAGACGACCCCAATAAGGCGGGTCTTCAGAAGATGCACTACAGCGCGTACCTCGATGGCATGAAAGCGGCTCTGCTGGAGCGTCTGCCAAGCATCGGCACCTACGCGGGACCGTGGACGCATGGCACCATCCGAAGGGAGCCTATGAAGGATGACGACCTCCTCACCGAGGCCGGCGACCGCATCGATAACGCTGTATTCGACTTCATCTGTGCGGTTGTCACAGGTCACAGCATAAATGGGGAGGAGCCGAAAGAGGCTCTTCTCGCAGCTGTGAATGAACTTTCCGTGGAGCACATCAACGTGCTTCCGGCGGGCCTTCTGTCTGACGCCACGAAAGAAGCGAGGGAAGCCGTTGGCGAACACTCCTTACAGGAGGATGCCGACGATGGGCTTCCGCTTCGCTGGGATATGGCCGCCATCGGCGACATCAGCAGCTACCTGGAAGGCACAATGGCCTCACGATTCAACATCAACAGCTGCCACCCCTGGCAGGACGATACCGAGTGCATATGTTATGCGACGGACGAGCGTTGCCACTACTGCGGGCATACGGTGTAAACTGTGCGTTTGACAACTAAATCCGCCTAACCCACTCCGTAAGGGGTGGGTTAGGCGGGCTCTTCAATTTGAGGGTTGATAGTGTTTCATAAATATGATGTAATTGAAATATAAAAAATGCCATAGGCGGTTAACCTATGGCATATAAAAGAATATAAAGTTTTGATGTAGCATAAGTATAAAATAAAAATGCTGGAGGAAAATATGAATTCTTTTAAAACGCTCTGTCAATACGGATATTCATTATTAGGTGAAAAACCACCTCTAATAGATAATTCCATGGAATATGTTATTATTGGAGAGTCAATATACTTTCCTCATTGTGTTATTATAAGCCCAAAAGATTCGTGCCTATCTAATGAAAAAAAACGATGGATAGTGCCAAAAAGTAGTTTATATTAGTTCATATCTAATTCGCTAATCAAATCGCTTAGAGTCGATAGACCTTTGTTTTGAAATATAAAAAACAAGTACAAACGTACCGGCACAACAGTTTCTATGCTGAACTATCACTTCGTATTTTGCCCGCGCTATCGACGGAAAATATTCCTCATCGATGGTCTGGAAGACCGCTTCAAAGAAGCGGTATC